ATGGCACATAAAACAAAGGCGACCGGGGGCGGTCGCCAATGGGAAAACACTAAACATAAGCCCGAACATCATAGCGATTTGCTGGCTGGTGGGCAATCTGTCAGGTTTGCACCAATGACTCTAGGTTTAACCGAGGGTCATTATGGTGAATACGCTGGCTTGCTGGTGGGCTGTCAGCTTTTTGACTCAATGCCGCGTTTATCTAATTCGCGTCGTAAAAGCCTTTTGATCCATCCAGAGCGGTTATCGTCGCCATCTTCTTTCATGGCAATGCTTAAACGCTCGAACAAATCTGCGTCCAGACGTAGTTGCACGGAAAATCTTTCTTTTTTGTTGTCATTGGTTGACATGGTAAACCTCTGTGATAATAATGTCATCAAGGTGACAATGTATACCAATGACACCATAAAGACAACGCCCCGCAGTGCTGGAACACATGCAGAGCGTCTGACCACCAACGATAGCGAAAGTATCGAGGTAGCTATGTTAAATCATACCACACACCCGCAAGGGCGGGACTCGCACAACCTGAATAAATATATCTGGCGTTTTATCGCCCTGAGCACGGCACAACCGCGCGTGATTACCATCGAGGCCACCAGCGAACAGGAAGCACGCCAGCAATCCCCGGCTGGCTGTGTGATGGTATTCGCCGCCCGTATTCGTCAGGGGGTGCGCCATGTGCAATAACACCCGTCCGGACGCAGCCGCCGAAGCCATCAAAACGCTGATGCACGCGCTGATTGATATTTCTGTTATCGCAGACAAGGCGCATAAGCACGCCACCAGCGAAACAGAATATGCCGGGGCTTTCGTTCCTCACTCACTGGCTGTCATGCAATTTAGTGCTGATACGGCGCTGAATGAGGCCAGCAAAATTATCATGGCTGATATGGGGGTGGTGAGCCATGAATAATCATGAAGCGCACTTACCTGTAGTGCTGAATGTGCCGTCAGATTATACAGGGCGCGTACTGGTGTATCTGGAAAAAGGCCGGGTTAAATGCCAGTGCCGTTTAATGGAAAACGAGTTTATCAGCACTCTTGCGGGATTTTCTGAAATGCTCACTAAATCGGGTGTTAGTGCAGACCAGTTACGCGGGGGCGATTATGCGAAATAAACATGATATTGAAGACCTGGCATTTGAAGCCCTGCACTCTGCGAAAAAAATCAGGGAAGTCGTCAATATGTGGATGAACAGCCTTAGCACCGATAAATCCGATAGCAGAGAGGAAATTCTTATTTCTTTGTTGTTAGACCTGGCAAATACACAGGTTTCTCTGACATCTGATATTGAGCTCGCCGCTAAAAAGCTGCCTCCGGAGTAAAAAAACATGAAAAAGAAAAATTCTGGCTTTACTGCCAGCGGCTCCGCTCGGCCTGAAATCCGCCCCGGCGATATTTTCCAGGATAAATACGGCAGCACGATAACGATTAAAACCGTCGATGATTTTCGCGTGACCTATATCCGCGAAGGTTATGCGCATCCCTGCGTGTCGTCGCATATGCGCTTTGAAAGGGAGTTCACCCAGGTAAGCAAAGCACCACCAGCAGAATTAAGCGACATCGACAGAATCATGCGCGTTACAGGAATGGAACGCATTAAGGCAGTACGTGAAATTATTCGTGAACGGGGAAAGGCAAAATGAAGCGCGCACCAAACTTAAAGCACCAGCCAGCCGACAAAATGACGGAGGTAATCATCTTTGCAGGTAGTGATGCGTGGAGCCATGCGAAAGAGTGGCAGGAATGGGCAGGTAAGCATATTGCCGCCGACAATGTGCCACCTGTCGTTCTGTCAGATGAACACCTGAAAGATATTACCGGTTATCAAATTATTGATGATAGCCGTCAGTGTGTGCGTATTTACCGCGCAGGGCACATCACTGAACGTAGCCTCACACAGATCGTCACGTTGCTGGCTGTGGCTGGCGTGAAGACCGTATACGAATACGCGGGGATAACTGACACCAGCCCGGCGGATTTATCCGACCAGTTGCCTCGCCTCAAAGACGAATACGAGCGCGGGGAAAGTCTGGTGTTGCCCTTAAAGAAAAAAATCACAGAAAGCCAGGGCGATGATGAATTAAAGCCCCGCGTTGAAAGTCGCGCCGATGGTGTTTTCTGGGTAACGCCCAAAGTTGACAAGCAGTCAGGCGAAATTATCCGGCCTGAGACGTGGTTATGTTCCCCGCTTGAACTACTGGGAACGGGAACAATCGGTAAAGAGCATTACCGCGTGATGCGCTGGAAAAAATTCGCAAATCATGAAGTCATCACAATGGCGGTTCCGTGCGGTGGCATTGGCGACCGTGACGGCTGGCGGTTACTGAAAGACCACGGCCTGAACGTGACAACCAACGGCAAATACAGGGCTATCCTGGCTGACTGGATGCAGTTAAGCGGAAGCCATGAGGAATGGCAGTTAAGCACAACAACGGGCTGGCATTTTGGCGCGTACATCATGCCGGACGGTTCAGTCATTGGTGAGTCTGAAAAACCGATCCTGTTTACCGGAAAAACGGCTGCCGTTAATGGTTATTCCGTGGCAGGAACGGCGGAGGGCTGGCGCGACAGTGTGGCGCGACTGGCTGGTGGTAATCCGTCCATGATGCTGGGTGTGGCGGTATCGTTATCCGCACCATTAATCGGGCTGGTGGGTGCTGACGGCTTCGGGGTACATCTTTTCGAACAGTCATCGGCAGGGAAAACCACCACACAGAACATCGCATCCAGTTTATGGGGAGAGCCGGACGCACAACGGCTGACCTGGTACGGCACAGCGTTAGGTATCGCCAACGAAGCAGAGGCACACAATGACGGGCTTTTACCCCTGGATGAAATAGGCCAGGCCGGAAACGCGCGGGAGGTGTCCACGTCAGCCTATACGCTGTTTAACGGTTCCGGGAAATTACAGGGGGCAAAGGACGGCGGCAACAGGGAGATCAAACACTGGCGAACGGTGGCAATCAGTACCGGAGAAATGGACGTTGAAACATTCCTCAAAACGGAGGGGATAAAAGTCAAAGCGGGGCAGCTTGTCCGCCTGCTTAACGTGCCGATGGAAAAAGCCACGCAATTTCACGAATACAGCACCGGAAAGGCGCACGCAGACGCGTTAAAGGATGCCTGGACAGAAAATCACGGGGCGGCGGGGCGTGAATGGGTTAAATGGCTGGCAGACCATCAGCAGGAGGCAAAGGACACGGTAAGGGCATGCCGTGAACGGTGGCGCAACCTGATACCGGAGAGCTACGGCGAACAGGTTCACCGTGTGGGGGAGCGATTTGCCATGCTTGAGGCGGCGTTAGTGTTGTCCGGTCATATTACTGGCTGGGGTGTACAGGAATGCCGCGATGCCATACAGCATAATTTTAATGCCTGGGTGAAGGAGTTCGGTACGGGGAACAGGGAGTTTAAACAGATGGTTGAACAGGCAGAGGCTTTTTTAGCGTCGTTCGGATTCAGCAGATACCTTCCCTGGCCCAACTCTGACGAGCGTGATTTACCGATTAAAGAGCTTGCCGGATACAGAAAGGGGAGTATCAGAAACGAAGATGACGAGTTCCGTTTTTACACGTTCCCGCATGTATTTGAGGGTGAGATAGCACAGGGATTTAATCCGTCTCATTTTGCCCGCGCGTTGAGTGCTGCCGGAATGCTGGAAGCGGGTAACGATCGCCGTTACAAGAAAAAGGCGCTCGGCAAAATTGGGGGGAAGCAGCATGTTTTTTACGTGCTGATGTTCCAGCCAGAAAGCGAAGAAGATTAATTTTTTCTCGCGTGTAGTGTGAAAATTTTGCGGGTTATGCGGGTTATTTCTGTGGATAAATCAGTATCCATATGATTATTAAAGGAATGACAGGAAAATCGTAACCCGCAAAATACCCAAAATAACCCGCAAAACGGCAGTTATAACCCGCAAAAGTGCGATTATAACCCGCAGAATTTCACCATAAGGGTGTAAACAAGCGTAACAATCAACGTTAAAACCGGAGAACAGACAGCATGACAGCACAGATAGCGGCTTACGGGCGGCTGGTGGCTGACCCGCAGTTAAAGACCACCAGCAAGGGAACACAAATGGCGATGGCGAGTATGGCGGTTCCCCTGCCATGCAGCCAGGCAGATGACGGAACGGCGACGATGTGGTTATCCGTCCTGGCGTTTGGCAGACAGGCCGACGCACTGGCAAAACACCAGAAAGGCGAACTGGTGAGCGTGGCGGGTAACATGCAGGTAAGCCAGTGGACAGGCCAGAACGGCGAAACGCGGCAGGGCTGGCAGGTCATCGCAGACAGCGTAATCAGTGCGCGAACGGCGCGACCGGGCGGCAAAAAAGGCCAGCAGGGCCAGGCTACTGACGCACTGAACAGGGCAAAACAACAGACAGGCCAGCACGATGATCCGTACGGGGACGGGATACCGTTTTAAGCAGTGAGGTACAGCATGATTAAAGACAGCAAAGCGGAAGAACTGGAGGCTAAAGGGCTGTACCGGAGAGCAGCGGCACGTTGGGCTGATGTTATGTGGCTGGTGAGCACTGACAAGGAGCGCGAACAGGTGGCAAAGCGTCGCGCGGAATGTATCCGTAAGGCAGCGCGCCAACCAGTCATACCGGATAATTTCGGAATACTGAAAGAGGCCATAAACCGCACACATACCGGGATGGGCTTACAGAAACCTGGCGGTGAGATGTTCAGGAACTACCCGAAAAAAAGGGATAATTGATAACGGTTGTTAACTGTTTCTGGTATCGTGGTAGCAGGAGGAAACATGCCTGTGACATTTGAAGAAGTCCAGCAACATAAAAAGCTTCATGATTTTGATGATCTGGAAACCACGACAGCAAAAAAATATCGCCGGCTGCTTTCTTCCGATGCGTTATTTTTTGTGGATCATCATGATTTTCTGCGTAGCTCACTGACCGGGGAAATTTTCGCAACCAACCGTGAGCAGGTGGAAGCGATGATCGAATATCTGTGGAAAATAAGGCGCAGAATGCGTGATCCCGTGAAACGGTAGAATAATAATGGCCTGGTATTTTCCAGGCCATTTTTTTAGAAGTCGATCTCTGTATCGCGATTAAATTCATCGCTAAGGTAAAGTGCTTCGCTTGGGCATTTTCCGTTTTCCAGTAATGTTTCCCAGAAATCTTTATCGAAACACCCCTCAAGATACAGATAGCGGCAGATGTGAAGTAAATCACTTCGTGTCCATCCGTGCATGCTGCTACTTGTTACACCATATTCACTTTCTAGTTTATAGAATGTGAGCGCCTCCCGGTCGTGCCAGGCTTTGCACAGACGATCGTATATCTTTTGGGCTTTGTTTTTAGATGTGCCGAAAAACTCTTCGTAAATTTCATGTGGGCGAGTAGGAATGCTTCCGTCGCCATCCTGTAAGAAAGGATAAACATCTGCCTCCCAGGCATACACGTAAGAATCGCTGAACTCATCATAGTGTTTACCAAGGTGGAGAATCTGCAATCGTTGCTGAATGAACATTGCTTTTTTCAGTTCATTTTCTGACATAGTTCGTTCCTCCTGATTAACGAGCAGAAAATGTACGGAACAGCTTATTTATTTTTTCAGGTTTTGTAAATTCTTTGTTCGTGTTTTTTCGTAGTTGTTCGGTGTTTCCTGCTGGTGTTTACATACTGATTTTTATGTATATGTTGGCGTGTGGCACTCAGACGTGAGCCGCCACAATGCCGCCTGACCCCCTGCGCGATGCCGGGTTGATCTGCGAGATGCCGAGAGTGTCGGGCGGCGCTCCCTCCGTGTTGGTTTCACGTCCTGAATTTTAACCAATACGAGAAAACCTTCATGAAGAAATTAATCGAACTCCGCCAGCAAAAAACCGCCCTGAAAAACCAGATGCGATCCCTGCTGGAAAAAGCAGACAGTGAAAACCGCAGCCTGAACGATGACGAAGGCAAACAGTTTGATGAACTGCGTGCAAAAGCCGATTCCCTCGACACAGAAATTTCCCGCCTCGAGTCTGTGGCTGATGAAGAACGCAGCAAGCCAGGAACGAGTATCCAGAAATTATCATCTGATGAATTGCGTAACTATATCGTAACCGGAGATGTGCGATCACTGTCCACCAGCACTGACAGCGGCAGGGATGGCGGATATACCGTAATTCCTGAGCTTGATCGCGAAGTCATGCGCCAGCTACAGGATGACAGTGTTATGCGCGTGATCGCGACCGTGAAGACCGCAAAATCAAATGAGTTTCAGAAACTGGTTTCCACTGGCGGCGCAACTGTAGGAAGAGGCACAGAAGGCAGCGCGCGCAGCGAAACCAACACCCCGAAAATTGAACGCGTAACCATCAAGCTGAATCCGATCTACGCCTACCCGAAAACCACGCAGGAAATCCTGGATTTTTCAGAGGTGGATATTCTGGGCTGGTTATCCTCCGAAATTGCCGACACGTTCGCCAGCACCGAAGAGGATGATTTTGTTAATGGCGACGGTAACGGCAAGCCGAAAGGATTCATGGCTTACACCCGTGCGGCGACCAGTGACAAAACCCGCGCTTTTGGCACCATTGAAAAAATGGTAGCGGCAAGTGGAACCGCCATTACAGCGGACGAACTGATCGACATTCTCTACAAGCTGAAAGCGAAATACCGCAAAAATGCCGTCTGGGTGATGAACTCGGGCACGGCAGGGACACTACAGAAGCTGAAAAATGAGAACGGCGATTATATCTGGCGCGACAGCCTTAAAGAAGGTGCGCCGGATATGTTGCTTGGTCGTCCTGTTTACTGCCTGGAGTCCATGCCGGACATCGGCGCAGGAAAAGCACCGCTGGCGGTTGGCGATTTCAGTCGTGGTTATTTCATCGTTGATCATGTAACAGGGATTCGCACCCGACCGGACAACATTACTGAACCCGGATTCTACAAGGTCCACACGGATAAATATCTGGGCGGTGGTGTGGTGGATTCAAACGCCATCAAAATTCTGGAAATGAAAGCTGGCTAGTCATGAGTAAGGAGGAGGCTGCGGCCTCCTTTTTCAGCTTTATGGAGTACACCGATGAAAAACACCGATTTTGAAATCCGCACATCTGAACTGACCGCCAGCAATAAAAAGCTGGTGGGTTATGCCGTTCGCTGGAACAGCCTTTCAGAAATTATCTGGGACGAATTCCGCGAACAGTTCACGCCGGGGGCTTTTGCTGACTATCTGGCGGCGGGTAATGATGTGCGCTGCCTGTATGAGCATGACTATACCCAACTGCTGGGGCGCACCAAATCCGGCACTCTGGTACTGACTGAGGATAACACCGGGTTACGTTTTGAGCTGACACCGCCGGATACCCAGCTTGGAAAAGATGTGCTTACGCTGGTGGAGCGTGGCGACATTACAGGAATGAGCTTTGGTTTTCGCGCATTATGCGAGGAGTGGAGTATCGCGCAAAAACCGTATCTGCGTACCGTAACCGCCGCTGAACTCCGAGAAATCACAATAACGTCGATGCCTGCTTATCCAGAATCTGGCGTGGAGATTGCCCACCGTTCGTTGTTTGCACAGCACCCCGAATTACGTCCGACAGGAAATAATCGTCATCGCTGGGCTGAGCTGGCGGGGTTGTGATATGTGGTGGCCTTTTAGTCGTAAAAAAAGCGAGCAGCGTAACCTGTCCATTGATGATTTTCTGGCGCTGTCCGGCGTACCAAATACCGGATCTGGAGAATATGTTTCTGCCGGGACGGCTGAATCATTGCCTGCTGTGATGAACGCGGTTTCTGTTATCTCTGAGGCGGTGGCCACGATGCCGTGTTACCTGTATCTTGTACGCAATGATAAGGGCAGAGAGGCGCGGGAATGGCTGGACAGTCACCCGGTAGATATTCTGCTGAATGAGCAGCCTAATTCATGCCAGACACCTTACCAGTTTAAACGCACAATGATGCGTCACTGCCTGCTGAACGGTAACGCCTATGCGGTTATTGAGTGGGGGCGGGACGGACAGCCAAAATCACTTCATCCTTATGCGCCGGGGTGTGTTGTACCGGAACGCACAGGCGCACACAAATACCGCTATACCATCACCGAACCCTATACAGGAACGGTGCGCACGTATTTACAGGAAGAAGTTCTGCATCTCCGCTATGCCTCGGATGATGGCTTTCTGGGGCGCTCCCCTGTCACGATTTGCCGTGAGGCGCTGGGGCTTGGTCTTGCTCAACAGCGCCACGGAGCCAGCATTATGAAAGATGGCATGATGGCGGCAGGGATTATCACGTCAGGTGAATGGCTGGACGGCGTGAAAGGTAAACAGGCATTAGATGCTCTGGAACGCTACAAGGGGGCGAAAAATGCCGGAAAAACGCCAATTCTTGAAGGGGGCATGGATTACAAGCAACTGGGAATGAGTAACCAGGATGCGGAATGGCTGGCCTCCCGTCGCTTCTCCATTGAAGACATCGCCCGCATGTTCAACGTATCGCCTATTTTTCTGCAGGAATACAGCAACAGCACCTACAGCAATTTCAGCGAGGCAAGCCGTGCGTTTCTGACCATGACAATGCGCCCGTGGCTGGCGAACTTCGAACAGCAAATCAAGGCCGCTTTGCTGGTGGCTTCTCCCGTACCTGGTACCCGTTATCTGGTTGAGTTTGATTCAGCCGATTTATTACGCGCCACCCCTACCGAACGTTACGCCACGTATGAGAAAGGGATTAAGAACGGGATCATGAATCCGAACGAAGCCCGTGAGCGTGAGGGAATGCCGCCGCGTGAAGGTGGCGACGAGTTCAGCCAGGCATGGAAGCAGGAAGTGACAATCAGCAAGAACAGTAAGGGCGGTGACGAATGATAGCCGGAAAGATGCGGGACCGGGTGACGATTATGACATTTACCACACAGCGCCTGCCGTCAGGTGCGATCCAGCAGATATGGACGGAAGGGGAAACCATCTGGGCAGAGGTCAAGGGGATCAGCGGACGGGAATTACTGACCGCAGGCGCAGAAACCGCACCTGCAACGATTCGGGTATGGGTTCGCTATCGTGGCGACATATCCGCCGCCAGTCGCCTGAAAATGCTTACCGGCGCTTTTGCCGGGAGCACGCTTAATATCATCGGGATCCCCTTACCTGATGCGAAAAGAACCCGGCTGGAAATTCTGGCAAAGGTGGGTACAGAAAAATGACAGCAGAAAAAATAACCCTGGAAGAGGCCAAACTTCACTGCCGCATAGATGGTAACACAGAAGACACACTGATTCAGGCATACATAAGTGCGGCGCTGGAGGTATGCCAGAAGCATATTGGCAGGCGTTTTGATGACGGCCTGGAATTTACCCCTGCAATAAAAATTGGTTGCCTGATGTACATCTCGCAACTGTACGAGTACCGGACAACGCTTGGCGATACCGATACAAAAGAAATTCCCCTGACGATTTCCGCGCTCTGGTCGGTTTATCGTGATGTGGGGGTGTACTGATGCCATGGCAACCATTAAGGCGATGCACTGAGCCGGGCTGTAATAAGCGCGTGAAGTCCGGCAAGTGTGAAGAGCACAGGCGGGCTGCATGGCGTGCAGAGGATGCCAGACGGGGACACCGCCGCGCGCGCGGGTATTCCCGACAGTGGGACAAATACCGCGCCATGTACCTGAAAAAAAATCCGTTATGTGTGCGTTGTCTGGCTGAGGGTATTTATACGCCAGCCTTTGTGGTGGATCACATTATCCCCATCAATGGCGGCGGTGATGTTCTCTTCTGGCCTGAGTGGAATCACCAGGCATTGTGTCAGACGTGCCACAACCGTAAGACGACACGGGAAGATCCAGCCACGAAAGCGAACCGTAAGGCGGGCATGTATCGCGATCAGGAAGAACGGGCAGCACACCGTAACGACTGGATGTATGGCGATGATGACTGAACAGGAGCAAAACAGGCTGATACGTGGACTGATAAGGCAGCGTGACACATGGAAGACACAGGAGACAGAGCACAAAGCCAACAGGACAGGGCGCACAGAACGCACCACAGCGAAGCGATTAACCGACCGTGACCGCGAGGTCATGGAATGTTTTCGCAATCGCTGGTGAGGCCGTCAGAGGGGGTGGGGGAGGTTTTCAGGACGAAACCGTCCATGCCGGACACCGACCGCCTCCTCAAATTTTTGTGCACGGGAATTTTTTTGAAAATAATTGGGCGAAAAAAGAACATGGCAAGACCACCAAAAGCCCCCGCTTACCTGGATGAAATCGCGGTCAGGCAGTGGAAGGAAAAATCGCGCCAGCTTTCCGGGCGGGAAGACCTTACCCCCGCCGACTGGAGCAATCTGGAACTGTATTGCGTTAACTACTCCCTATACCGCAAAGCCGTCGAAGACCTTGCGACACGCGGCTTCAGCATTGTTAACAGTCAGGGCAGCGAGAGCAGAAACCCCGCCCTGAGCGCAAAGGCTGACGCAGAAAGAATAATGATCAAAATGGCTTCTTTGCTGGGTTTTGACCCGGTAAGCCGCCGCAGAAATCCACCGGAAACAGAGGAAGAGGACGAGCTTGACCACCTGGCATGAGTACGCAGAAGGCGTAAAAAACGGCAAAATTACGGCCTGTAAACGACTGAAACAGGCCGTTAAACGGTATTTTTCTGACCTTGAAAACCCCCTTTACACGTTCGATCCGGAGGTCGTGGAGCGGTTTATTGCCTTTTCCAGGGTGTGTCCGCACGTAAAAGGACCGATGCGTGGCAGACCCATTGAGCTGGAGCCGTGGCAGCAGTTCGCCTTTGCGTGCATCCTCGGCTTTAAGGTTAAGGCCACCGGACGGCGCAAATACACGAGCGCCTTTATCGAAGTGCCGCGCAAAAATGCGAAATCCACGACCGCCGCGATTCTGGCTAACTGGTTTCTGATTATGGAGAACGGTCAGCAGGATATCTACACCGCAGCGGTGAGCCGTGACCAGGCGCGGATCGTCTTTGATGATGCGCGTCAGATGTGCCTTTTATCCCGACCGTTACGCAGGCGGGTGAATATTCAGGCGCATAAGGTGATACACCCGAAAACCAACAGCCTGTTAAAGCCACTGGCAGCAAAAGCGGCAACCATTGAGGGGACAAACCCGAGTCTTGCCATTGTGGATGAATATCACCTGCACCCAGACAACGGGGTTTATTCCGCACTTGATATGGGGATGGGCGCACGTCCCGAAGGGCTGTTATTTGCCATTACCACATCGGGGAGCAACGTTGTTTCAGCCTGTAAACAACACTATGACTATTGCTGTCAGATACTGGATGGTGAAGAGATGAACGAATCCATGTTCGTTCTGATTTACGAGCTGGATGATGAAAGCGAGGTTGACGATCCGGCGATGTGGATAAAGGCGAATCCAAATATCGATGTTTCCGTCGATCGTGAAAAACTGGCCTCAACCATCCAGAAAGCGCGGGGTATTCCGTCGCAGTGGGTGGAAATGCTCACCAAGCGATTCAATATCTGGTGTCAGGGGGCTACGCCGTGGATGGGTAACGGTGCATGGGCGGAGTGCGCCGGAACGTTCGCGGAGGCGGATTTATACGGGCAGGAGTGCTACGCGGGGCTGGACTTATCATCAACCAGCGATATTTCCAGCGTGTGCTATGCCTTTCCGGTCGGTAAAAAGATTATGCTGGTTTCCCGTCACTATCTGCCGGAATTTCAGCTACAGAACCCCGCCAATAAAAACCGCGCCATCTATCGCCAGTGGGTAAAGGCGGGCTGGATACGCACAACACCGGGTGACTGCATTGATTATGACCGTATCCGTGATGACATCATGGCGGATGCAGAGAATTTCAATATCAGGCTGGTGGGCTTCGATACATGGAACGCCACGCACCTGAGGACGCAGCTACAGGGGGCAGGATTTGAGGTGGAGCCGTTCCCGCAAACATACCTTCGTTTCAGTCCGGCGGCGAAATCGTTCGAAGTTTTTGTTAACCGGAAGGTGATTGTGCATCGTGGTGATCCGGTGCTGGCCTGGTCAATGAGTAATGTTGTGATGCAGAGTGACGCTAACGCCAATATCAAGCCGAACAAGAAAAAATCATCCAACAAGATAGACCCGAGCGTTGCGGCGCTGATGGCGTTTGGCACATTCCAGGCAGAGCATGAGGAATTTGCATTCGATATGAGCGACAGCCACAAAGAGCGGCTTGCGGCGTTTGATGGTGTGTAACGGAATGGATGAGAGAGGACAATGCTCATTTAATGGAATAAATTTTCAGTATTACCGGCACCCACTTTCAGGGATGTTTTTGCGGGTTATTTGAGGGGTGTTTGCGGGTTATTTTGAATGTCTTGCGGGTTACATTCTGGCTGATATTTAAATACGTTGTTTTTTAACACATTGATATTAAAGAATAAAAAATACTTAGCACGCGAAGATAACCCGCTAACCCGCATAACCCGCACTGTTTTGTATATATATACGAAAAATTGCATTCAGGAGGGGGGATCGAAATCCCTACAACCTATTGCTTATGGGACCGCACGCCTCGTCAAATTTTTACACCCGCGAAATTAAAAAAAATGCGTCGCGCTGGTGGGCGTGATGCCGATATGGGGATTCCCATAACGGGCTATCCGTGATCATCTACCAGCCTCATTTGGAACTATGCAAATCTGCATAGAAAAAACATCCACCAGCTTCATGGCGGATAGCCGGAAAATGATAACGGTTAAGCAAAACCGCCAGCAAATTTCCCTTTTGTTTGTTATTGTTCGTCGTTGTTCGTAGAGCTTCAACGAAATGTGTGGTCAGTTGTGTGGTCAGTTTTGAGGTTTTTAATTCTTCTGTGCTGAAAAACTTATTAATTATCAACTGATAACAAAAAATAGTAAGAAATACCCGTATCACCTGATCTGGATAATGCCAGCGTAGGGAAGTCACGGACCACCAGGTCATTGCTTCTTCACGTTATGGCAGGAGCAAACT